TTGGCTTTCTCTGACGGAACAAACTGGAAGCGTTCTGACACTGGTGGCACAATAGCGGCATCATAAGGGGTGAGTCATGAGTAGATTCGCACCCCCAACCGAAGAAGAACTAGCGGCTCGAGGAATTGGAACCGCTAAAGTTCGCGCACGAAATGAGAACGGTACGCTCAAAGCGGATGATCCTTCTACACCTAATGTCAATGAGGCATGGGAAGAGAAGCCTGCAAAGAAACGTGGACGTCCTCCGAAAAAAAAGGATTAACATATGTCAGGTCCAGTAACCGCATATAATTGGGTTCAAGGCACAACCGCCGCAATTGTCGGTCCAAGTCGTTCCCGTTTGCGTCAGATAGTTATTTTTGCCGCTGCCGCTGGGGAGTTTACTCTCAAGGACGGAAGCGCAAGCGGAGACGTTTTGTTGACACAGAAGTTCCCTACGGGGCATCATGTAATGAATATCCCTGATAATGGGATTATATTTAAAGATGGTGTTTTTGTAGCGGCATTTACCGGTTCGACTAACCAACTAACAATCTTCTTGTCTTAGGGGAGTAGTATGGCTGGTAATGAGGTAACATCGTTTTACTCTCAAACCTCGGCAGCGTTGGTTTCTCGACGCTGTCGTCTGCAAGCTCTTGTTTTTACATATGAATCTGGAGCTACAGGTCACGTTGTACTTTATGATAACGAGTCCGAAGCTTCTGGGAAAGTATTGCTTAGAGTTGATGAGACATCTCAAGGGATGGATGAGGTGTATATCCCTGGAGACGGCATCTTAGCTAAAAAAGGTGTTTATGCGTCTATACCAGATAACACAACAATTTCAGTATTTGTGGAGTAAACATGGCAAAGATTGATAAATCCAAGATGAAATGCAACAAGCCTAGGCGTCAGGTTTCTGGGGGTAAGAAGTTTGTTGTAAAGGCTTGCGATAAAGGCAAGGAGAAGGTTATCAGGTTTGGTGACGCCAATATGAAGATTAAAAAATCTAACCCCAAGCGTCGTAAGTCATTCCGTGCAAGACACGGATGTGACACGAAAAGACTAGATAAACTAACGGCCAGGTATTGGTCGTGTAAGATGTGGTGATGCGTATGGATCAAAAAGTTATTGGAAGTGTCGTGGTAGCGGCAATAATTGGATCTATTGGTTTCGTATCAAAAGAGTGGACAAGTTGGACGTCTAGCACGTTGATTGACTTGAACACTAGAACTGCTGTGATGGAAGCAGAAATCCGTAACACTAATGCTATGGTGTCTTTGAACAATGATATGTTGAAGTACCTGGTGAGCAATTCACGAAAGGCCAATTTAAATGATAAGCCGTGGTCAGATGTCGTTTCAAATCTCACGATCGCCGGAGAGGAGGGCTAATGTCAAAAAAAACAAAGACAAAAAAAGACGCTTGTTATCGCAAAGTCAAAGCCCGATACAAGGTATGGCCAAGCGCCTACGCAAGCGGAGCACTCTCGAAGTGTCGCAAGGTAGGGGCGGCCAACTGGGGAAACTCTACTAAGAAAGCGGCAACAGGTGGACTAATGACTTCAGTGGATAATCCTAAACGCCCTGCAAGGAACAGATACCGTGGTGGAGGCATCATAGCTTCTGGTTGTGGTTGCGTTGAAGAAACAAGACGTAAGAGTACGAGGACTTATTGATGGCAAAAGAAAATTCTTTACGCAAATGGTTTTCTCAAAACGACGGAAAGGGTTGGGTTGACTGTAAGACAGGCAAACCTTGTGGCCGTCAAAAGGGAGAGAAGCGTAAGGGGTATCCTGCATGTAGGCCGACGATGGCTCAGTGTACATCTGCTGCTAAGAAGAAGAAGTCTTCTAAACGAATTAAATGGAAAGCTAGCCGTGGTGGTCTAGCAAGAGTATTTTGATAACCGAAAGGATTATGCTATGAAAGATTTAAGTGGCGACGGTAAAATCACTAAGAAAGACGTTCTTATTGGCCGTGGTGTAATAAAAAAGAAAAATGGCGGCATGGTCAAGAAGGGCTACATGAGCGGCGGTAAAGTTAAAAAAGGCTATATGGGCGGAGGCTGTGTAATGGCCGGGCGCGGTGGCAAATATAAAGGAGCGATGTAATGCCTGATAGAAAACGAGAAGGTCAAAACTTCAAGTCTCGTACACTTTTAAAAAGAATACAAAAAGAATTAAAAGGTACAGTAGGCTTTGATCCTAGTCCAAAGTTAGAAACGTTTTTGGGCAGTAAAATAGATCAAAACACAGCAAGCCCTGTAGGTATGTTAACAAGTGGAGTTCGAGCCGGATTTAATGCAGCTAAAAGAAAAGCTACAGGTCAAGAGAGTCGCAAGTCTTTATTGTTAAAAGAAAAAAAACTAAAGCATATGATTGATGACTTAAAAGCTATTGATAGCAAGGTATATATGACTGAAGACGGTGAAAAAGATAGCAGAGGTAGACCGGTTAAGGAAGGGTCTAGAAAATATGATACAAGAACAAATGCTTCTCCGCAAACAATTAAGAATTCTAGACGTAAAGAGCGCGAAAGATTTATGAACGGCGGCTGTGTAATGGCAGGACGTGGCGTAAAAAACACAAAGATGGGTTAATTAAATGGCAACATCAGGAACCAGAGACTTCAATCTCGATATCGCAGAGATAATCGAGGAAGCATACGAGAGGTGTGGACTAGAAGTTCGCACTGGCTACGATGCCAAAACAGCACGTCGTTCTCTGAACTTGATGTTTGCTGAATGGGCTAACCGTGGTTTAAACCTGTGGACAGTGAAATCTAACACAATAACGCTAACTCAAGGGCAGGCAACAGAATCTTTAAACAGTGATGTCGTTGATTTGTTAGACGTAGTATTACGACGTAACGGCACAGACTATGAAGTCGAACGTATCAGTCGTGGTGATTACGTTACGCTGCCGAATAAAACAACGCAGGGTAGACCTAGTCAGTATTGGTTGAACAGACAGATTACACCTGTAATTAATATATGGGCGGTGCCAGAGAACTCTACCGATCAATTGATCTACTATTACGTGCGTAGAATTGAAGACGCGGGCGCTTTGATTAATGATTCGGACTTACCGTTTAGGTTCTTCCCTTGTATGGCCGCAGGATTAGCGTACTATATTGCTATGAAACGTGCGCCAGAGCGTATTCAGATCCTAAAGTCTGTATATGAGGAAGAGTTCCAACGCGCTGCGGATGAAGATGAAGACAGAGTATCGTTGAAACTGCAACCAGGTAGTGGTTATTTGAGGGTTTAATGGCATACGCTAGTGGTAAAAAAGCATGGGGAATATCAGATCGGTCAGGCCGTCGATACCGCTTGCATGAGATGAAGGTGGAATGGACGGGAGCTAAAGTGGGGCCTGACGAATATGATCCAAAGCAACCTCAACTCAACCCACCAAAAGTAGGACCAGACCCCCAGGCTCTTAGAGATCCTCGTCCTGAGTCTGATTTGGAAGCACAAAGAAACATACAATGGGGCTGGAGCCCTGTTGGATTTAACGGTGATGAAGCCCTAACGCCCAACGCTCTTCGTGGTAACGGAGATGTAGGCACTGTAACGGTGATTATAACATGAGTTTTACATACGATCAGCTAAAGCAAGCTATTCAAGACTATACTGAAAACTCCGAAACGAGTTTCGTAACAAACCTTCCTTTGTTTATACGAGCGGCAGAAGAGCGTATACTAAAAAACGTACAGCTAGATTTGTTCCGTCGTAATCAAACGGCTGCACTTACACAAGCAAACCCATATCTAAATTGCCCAAGTGACTTCTTGGCACCGTTTTCCTTGAGCTATACATTGAATAACGAAAAAACATTTGTAGAGTTTAAGGACGTATCTTTTGTACAGACGTATTCCCCGAACGCTACAACCCAGGGATTACCTAAGTATTACGCACAGTTTGACGTGGATAACTTCATTGTCGGTCCGACACCCAACGCAAACCTTGATGTTGAGCTACACTACCTGTATCGTCCAACTAGCATAACAGCGGGCGCAGGCGGAGGAACTACTTGGATTAGTACCAACGGTGAGCTAGCATTGTTATACGGTTCGCTTGTAGAAGCGTACATATTTATGAAGGGTGAGGCTGACGTCATGCAACAGTACAATCAACGCTTTGGAGAAGCTATGATTGGTCTGAAGATGTTAGGTGAAGCTAAAGAAACCACTCAAGAATACAGAGTTGGTAAAGTTATAAGGCCGAAAACGTAATGTTTAAACTAGATTTCAATATGCCGGATCAACCGATGGTGTCTGTACAGACTACCGAGAACCGTGGGTTTTCACCGGAAGAAGTAGCGGAGCGTTGTGTGTCTAAACTAATCAGCGTTTCAGATGGTGCACATCCTGCTATCAGAGATCAGGCACTGGCCTACAAAGAGCACATGGAAAAGGTTGTTTCATTTTATATGAGAGAAGCTATTCGCAGCGACCGTACAACTGTGTATAATGCCCTAAAAGATTCGGGAAACCCCGAACTAGCTGACGCGATAAGGAGACTATAATATGGCGATAACTCAAGCAATGTGTACGTCCTTCAAGCAGGAACTCCTGCAAGGCCAACACAATTTTACCAATGGTGGTAGTACTTTTAAATTAGCTCTGTTTACAAGCAGTGCAAGTTTAGGCGCTACAACAACAGCCTATTCAACCTCGAACGAAGCTTCGGGTTCTGGATATACTGCGGGCGGAGCGGCGTTGACAAACGTTACACCGACAACAAGCGGAACAACAGCATTCTGTGACTTCAACGATCTGACATTTAGCTCTGCATCCATCACTGCTAACGGTGCGATGATCTACAACACCACAACTGCTGGTGGATCGAACACTACGGACTCTTGTATTATCCTAGCATTTGGTGCGGACAAGACGGCGACTAACGGTGATTTTACTATTCAGTTCCCAACAGCGGATGCTTCAAACGCGATCATTCGCATCGCGTAAGGAGTAGCCTCCGATGGTAGACATCACAGGCTGGGGCAGAGGTACATGGTCTGAAGGACCCTGGGATTCCCCTATTCCTGTGACAGTCACGGGGGTAGCCGGAACTGGTGCCGTTGGCTCAGTTGGCATCGTTGCGGAAGCTAATATCCCAGTAACGGGGAACGTCGCCACAGGTGGTGTCGGATCAGTTACAGTATCTGCGGATGCGAATGTAGGGGTAACAGGCTTACAAGCGGCGGGAAGCGTCGGTACAGTTAGCGTCACTGCTGATGCTGTTGTCCTACCATCAGGTCTTGCCGCCACAGGCGGCGTCGGATCGGTGGTTGTTATTGCCGAGGCACTTGTTCTACCTACAGGGGTAGAAGGTACAGGTGCATTAGGAACTGTAGTAGTCGCCGCAAACGCGGATGTTGATGTTACAGGTTCCGTCGGAACTGGAGAAACAGGGACTGTAGTAGTCGCTGCTGAAGCAAATGTCCCTGTATCGGGACTGGTAGGAACGAGCGGAGTTGGATCTGTAGAGGTCTTAGCGGATAGTGTCGTTGAAATACCTACTGGTGTAGCAGGAACAGGAGCAGTTGGATCGGTTGTAGTAGCCGCAGATTCCATTGTTTTACCCACTGGAGTAGCAGGAACAGGCGAGATTGGCGACGTAGAAGTCGGTATTCGTGTAGATGTTCCAGTTACAGGGTTGGAAAGTACGGGAAATGTTGGTACTGTAACCGTAGTCGCGGAAGCAAATGTCTCAATTACAGGCGTTTCTGCAACTGGTGGTACCGGAACTGTGTTTGTTTGGAGCCAAATAGACCCGAACCAGACACCAGGATGGAATGGAATAACACCGTCGCAAACACCCGGTTGGGACGAAATCACACCGTCGCAGTCCCCTGGTTGGACAGAAGTAGCGGCATAGGAGAAACAGATGGCGAGTACATACACTAGCGCAAACGGCATTGAGTTGATCGCCACAGGTGAACAATCGGGTGCATGGGGCGACACAACAAACGTTAACCTTCAGATTATCGACAGGATCCTTACTGGGGTTGGAACGATTACTTTGTCTGGTACGACGCACACTCTTACAACTACAGATGGTACATTATCAGATGGTATGTATAAGGTCCTGGTTCTAGGCGGATCCCCTTCTGGTACGAACACCATAACGATTGCACCAAACAATGCACAAAAGACATATATGGTGTATAACAACTCTGGCCAATCGGCTGTGTTTTCACAGGGATCAGGAGCCAATGTCACTGTAGCCAACGGAGACACAAAACTAATTTACACAGATGGTGCGGGTTCCGGAGCCGCAGTATTTGATTTCACTGCTAATTTAGCAATGTCGTCAGTAAACATTACAGGCGGCGTAATTTCTGGTATAACTGATTTAGCAGTTGCAGATGGAGGCACTGGTGCTTCTACCGTTGCGGCCGCACAAACAAATTTAGAAGTAGACCCTGCTGGTACAGCGGTGGCCCTAGCGATCGCACTTGGATAGGATAGACAATGGCAAATACGTTTAAAAATAAACTTTCAAGAACTATAGGCACTTCGCTTACCTCGGTAGGCAGTTACACGGTTCCTTCATCAACAGCTACAACGGTTATCGGATTGACGGTATCGAACGTTACGGCCTCCCAGGTTTTGATTACAGCGGTGGTAAACGACGGATCAAACGACACACATTTAATTAAAGATGCCCCAGTTCCAAGTGGCGGTTCTATAGTTATTGTTGGCGGAGATCAAAAAGTAGTGTTAGAAACGGCAGATAGTGTTAAGGTAAAGTCGAACACTGCAAGTTCTGTTGACGTAGTAATGAGTATACTGGAGATCACCTAATGGCCACACTTGGTAATGTACCTGCGGAAGCATATACAAATACGGTAAAGGATAGCTTTAGTGGCAACGGTTCAGCGACCGCCTTTACAATGTCATTGCCGACCGTAACAAACGACGTCAGGGTCGTAGTAGAGAACGTTATACAAGACCCGACGGTCGCGTACTCTGTATCGGGAACCACGCTTACATTTACGTCAGCGCCTCCAACGGGGACGAATAACATTTACGTTGTTCACCTAGGACCGGCGGCCATGACGGCTGTACCACCGGCTGAGATAGCGGATGCCACGACGTTTGCTTCGAGCCTCACGGTTCAAGGTGCGTTCACCTCTAAAGGGATTGACGATAACGCAGACGCAGTGGCACTCACGATTGATAGCTCAGAAAATGTGTTAATCGGCAAGACTACTACATCGTTTGGTACACAAGGTGTAGCACTGCGGAATAACCGCATTCAGTCTACCAACGATGGTGGCAGTCCATTAGAACTAAATCGCCTTACTTCTGATGGTGACATTGCATTGTTCCAAAAAGACGGCACAACTGTAGGTACTATTGGGACAAACGGATCAACTTTATATATTGGGTCTACAGAAGGTGCTGATGCATACATTGGATTTGGAAACCAGATTATCCGTCCTGTAACATCAAGTGGTGCATCTCGAGATAATGCTATTGACCTTGGGTATAATGGTATGCGTTTTCGTGACCTCTACCTATCAGACGGAATTTACCTCGGCGGTGTAGGGTCGGCCAATAAGTTGGAGGATTATGAAGAGGGGACTCACTCAGCTACATTTGCTATGAATGGTAGTGGTTCGATTAGTATGCTGAGACAAAATCTTGCTTACATTAAGGTTGGTAGATTGGTAACTGTAACTGGTGAGGTATCGGTAAGTTCAGTAAGTAGTCCAGTGGGTTCTATGACTATGACTTTACCTTTTACTATTTCTGCTACTGGTACTGCAAGAGATACGTTTATAGGTTCAAAACCAGTTGCATACCGTGTACCTCATAATCAAGATAATACACCAGTTATAATCGGAAATACTGTGAACGCTCAAGTAACATTTTTGTATGAACAAGATAATGCTCCATTTGCGGATTACACACCTGCGGCAAATGCCACCTTTAATATCAGTTTTTCTTATTTAACAACATCATAACCCACTCAGAGATTGGGTTGGACAGGTGGCAATAAAGCCACGATAAAACATAGGAGGCCAATATGGCACTTACAGAAACACAAGTTGAAGATAAGATTGAAGTCGTAGGAGATCACAAGCATGTGCAAGTTCGTACAGCTACAGTGATAGCACGAGATGGCACAGAGATCAGCAGATCATTCCATCGGCACGTCTTATCTTGCTCAACTAAATCAGGTGATACATGGGCAGACACTGACATCTCAGGTGAAAGCACAGAAGTACAAGCAATATGCAATGCTGTTTGGACAGACGCAGTGAAGACTGCATACCAGACAGCTATGGATGCAGCAGAAATATAAGGGATAGTAGCCAATGACTAAATCAAGAGATACAGCCAATATAATTAAACAGCCATTTACACAAACTCTTGGTACGTCAAACTATAGAGCAGGTGTTAACGCAGGTAACTCAATAGCATCTGGCGGTAACTACAACGTGGTTGTGGGTGACGAAGCAGGTACTGCTATTACGACGGGGGATGACAATGTAGCTATTGGCTTTGAGGCACTTAAAGCAGAAGATACTACAAAAGGCGCAACTGCTGTAGGGTATCGTGCTTTACTACAACAAAACTTAGGTTCAGACGGCTACAATGTAGCAGTAGGACACAGCGCAGGTATTTCTAACACTACAGGTGTTTCTAACACTTTTATTGGTGGTTTTTCAGCAGGTAGCGCAACAGTAACAGGGGCAAGCAATACAGCAGTTGGTAGAAACTCTTTATATGCTCTAACTTCGGGTACTCAAAATGTGGCGATAGGTGCTTTAGCTGGCGATGCAATTACGACAGGTTCTTACAATGTAGCATTAGGTAAGTCAGCATTAGAAAACAACACCACCGCAAGTAACAACACTGCTGTTGGGCATCAAGCTGGGTATGCTAATACTACAGGTGCTGACAACGTAGCAGTAGGATACCTATCTTTATCAACGGAAACTGGTGGGCAAAATAACGTTGCCGTTGGTCGCAGTGCTTTAGAAAATCAAGTCAATTCTTCGGGCAATATTTACAACACAGCAGTTGGAGCAAAGGCAGGTAGACAGATTACAACAGGCATAGAGAATGTCTTGATTGGTGGACTAGCAGGTGATGCTTTAACCGATGCAGACTTTAATATTGCGATTGGTGTTGAATCTTTAGGTAGTGACACAAGAGGTAGTAAATCAGTAGCGATAGGTGGTGGAGCATTAAACGCACAAAACTTTACATCAGCTACGGATACTCACAATATTGCTATTGGGTTTCATGCAGGTAATGACATCACAACTGGGGTTAAAAATACCATTGTTGGTGGCATTGCAGGTGATAATATAACTACTGGGATTGAAAACGTAGTTGTTGGTTACAATTCTATGAATGCAACAACTGGTGATTCAAACATTATTGTTGGTTCAAACTCAAGCAATTCTTCTACAACTGTTAATACAGAATATGTAATTGGAAGAGCGGCATCAGGAAGCGGCACTAATACTTTTACAATTGGTCGT